ACAATGTCTGCATATTCCTGATCGGTATTCTCATAGTTTTGATAATCCACAGGGGCACTAGGCCAGCCTTTTAGCTTAGCTGCCTCAAGAGCGCCATGCCCTGCGGTGATATAACCAGACTGCTTACTCACCCTGATAGGCCTACGCCACCCCTGGTACTCAATAATATCTGCCAGACGTTTTATCTGATCATCGGTATGCTTATTGGGGTTTCTGGGATGAGGCTTAAGATCCTCAATAGCTTTCATCTCGGTATGTTCACACCTAATCGGTATCTCATTGCGTGCCATGCTTTACCCCCTTTATGAGATACAATATAGGCAAACCCACCAGGACACACAATGCCCAGATATGATTTTTTCTGTAAAAGATGTGAGGGAGAGACCACCGTTTTCACTCCAGAAGATCGCCCAATACATCTGCGCAGTGTCAAATGTGAGCATTGTGGTAAAAACAATCTTGAACTAGTAGCCTATTACTATGATGATAAAACCCTTCTCTATGCCATTCAGTATCAAATAGATAGCTTGATAGCTAAGGTAGATACTATTATAGAGAAGTTAGGCCCAGTAGATGAGGATTGATCCCACATCCTACTGATTAAGTAAAAAGGGGGGTATATGCCTAAGAAAAAAGATTCTGATTATCTAACTGATCCCGCAGAAACTGAAGAGCTAGAGATTAAAAAACCCACGCCTGCCATGCCAGCTGAGCACGAGAGAGCATCAAAAGTATTCAAGCATCTTGCCTATAAATTGCACCTTGGCACATTCAAAAGGAATATTTCCTATAAGTACCTAGAGCCCAGCATCCAAACCATTGAGCACGTTCATTTCTACCACTCGGTAGATAGGTCCGGTAGACCACTCAAATACAGTGCCCCTGTGGGTGGGCATTTCCATGAAGTCAAAGTCCATTGGGATAAGCCAGCCATCACAAAAGAATTCAAGGATCCAGATGGCACAATGCGTACTTATTCAGGCCCCCAATTTGAGGTAGGGCCCCCTCTTACCATGGCCAGTATCCGCATTGGCAGATCTAAAAGATTTGTCAAAAAGCCGGTGCGCGTTAAATGGCCTTTAGTAGATGATGAGGGTAATGAAACCTACATTGAGGATAATCACACCCATTTCCTAGAGTACATAGGCACCGACATCATAAGCGAAGCTACACAGAAAGAAGCCCAAGAGAGAGATAGGGTAAAGATTCAGCCCATGGTATCCAGACATCAGGCCACTACCCAGGCACAAGCCTTACAGCAGTTAGGCACAGGCAATTACTCAAATACAAAGCAGGAATAGATGAAATTCATAACCAAGAAATGTGCTGTGTGTAAGAAGAAATTCAAAGCTAAAGATTGGGGCAAGGGCCTAAAACAAACAGCCAAGACCTGTTCAGAAAGATGCAGGGCAGTATTAATCAGCAGGTCTTTAGTGGCATCACACAGGGAAAGACGCAATGCTGCTACTAGACGTGACACAGGAATTTGATAGGCAGTTAAAAGCCTACTTAGGCCATAAGCCAAATGTCTATCAATTCCTGAAAACCCATGAGCGCAGGACTTTAGTACTAACCAATCTCTGTGCTCAGGTGCTGGCATATGAGAATGCAGCAGGCCCCCGGGCCACCAAAGCCCAAAGGAATTTACTCATTAAAGAGGGTGTCAAGATATTCTGCTCTGCAGCACTGCAGCATAAGCATCAGCAGTTAATGAGTGATATTCAAAGGCACATGGTGGCCAACCCACCAGAGCAGAGAGCTAAAGAGGAAATGAAGGAAATATTTAAGGAGAAATCCGATGAGTGAAAAATACTATTTGGTATTTGCCAGACAGACACCACATGGCCTGTATACAGATTTTGTACCCTGTGATGGGAAATGTGCTGCACAGCAGATAGGGGATCACTTAATAAAAGAGGGCCAGGCACAAGACTTTGTTATAATTAGGGGTGAACTAATAACACAATATGGCCAGACTAAAACCAAAAAAGAATAAGACATATCCAAGGTGTAGCACCAAACATGCCCAAGACAAAATAGACTGGGATAAGTTTGATTGGCTTCTAGAGCACTGGCTTAGACTTGAGGATATAGCCGACTTCTTTAATATTGGGCATGATACTATCCGCAGAGCCTGCCTCAGGGAAAAAGGAGAAAACTTTGAGAGTTATGCAGATAAAAAGCGCGTTAAAATGCGGATTCTCCTTATGCAGAAAACCATTGAAAAGATCAAGGCTGGTAATAACACAATGATCATATTTGGCCTAAAAAATATGATGGATTGGCATGATAATGTAAAAAACCAGCTAGAAGCACCACAGGGATTTACCTTTAAGGGAGTATGAGCAGGGAAATAGAGTATAAACCCCTCTCTTATCAAAAGCCTTTCCACTTATCTACCAAACCCAAAGTCTACTTATCCTCTGGTTTTGGTGCTGGTAAGACCTATTCCCTTGTGATGAAGGCCTTTCAGCTTATGCACCTTAATCAGGATATGGCGGGCGGGATCTTGTGCCCTAGTATCAAAATGTATAAGCGTGATGTCTACCCCACCATAAAAGAAATATGCTATGAGAATGGCATACCTCACCAATACAATAAGACAGACCTGCAATGGTATTTCCCAGATGCCAGGGCTCTTGTTTACATATTCCACAGTGAGGATGAGGGAGCCAGTATCAGAGGCCCCAATCTAGCATGGGGCTGTATCAATGAGGTAACCCTAGTCAGTGAGATGGCCTTTAAAGCACTCATATCTCGTATCAGAAAGAAAGAGGCTAAGCTGCTCCAGTTAGCCATGAGTGGCACACCTGAATCATTCAACTGGTGTTATGAGTACTTCATACAGGAGCCTAGACAAGACACTGATCTGATATTTGGTAACAGTGCCGAGAATATTTATAATGCGGATAGCTATATCCAGATGCTGAGAGATTCATATGATGAGCTAATGCAGCAGCAGTATATTGATGGCAAATTTGTTAACCTAACTGGTAAGAGGTGTGCCTATGCATTCGATAGGTTTAAACATACTGCGGATGATATTGATAAGCTTGATGGCTTTCCTGTGTATGTGTCTCTTGATTTCAACGTTGATCCTATGGCCGCTACTTTATGGAATAGGCTACCTGGTATTACTCAAAAATCAAATAGGCAGAAAACAAGGGGGGCAATACTCAGAGCATGGGATCAAATCAGAATCCCAGGAGCAGACACATACGACGTGTGCAAAGCCATACGGGAAAAAACATTTAAGACTGATCAGATCGCTATATTTCCCGATCCAGCAGGGGCATCACGATCAACCAAAGTAAAGCACCTCACAGATATAGACATACTAGAAAGTGAGGGATTTACTGATATCCGGTATAAGAGAAAGATCAGTGTCAGGAATTGCCTTAATGCACTCAATGCCATGTTTAATCGGAATGAGGTTATAATTAATAGGGTAAAGTGTCCTGATGTGGTGGCAGATCTAGAGCAGTGCGTCTTTAGGCAGGGGGTTTTTGAAATTGACAAGACAAACCTTAAGCGCTCTCACTGGCTTGATGGGTTAAAAAACATGGTAGATTATGAATTCCCCATTAAGGTAGGCAGAGGATTTAGAGAGGTGAGATACAGATGAGCCAGCTTATTAAAAACGAATCAGACATATTGCAGCAGAGTATTAGGGCAGAGGTATTGGATGAGATTACTAATGGCTGGGAGAATAAGCAGCGCAGATTCTGGGAGCTAAGAAAGCATGAGATATACCGGGATAAAAACAGTAAATGGGTAATGCAAGCTCTCATGAATGAAGGATTTCAGGATACCACCCTTTTTCAAATGCAGAATAGAGCCTCTAATATAAGTATCTGTAGAAAGATAGTAAATAAGCTAGCTCAGGCCTATACAGGGGGTGTGGACAGAAAGGTTGAGGATCAGAAGTCTCAGGAAAGCATTGATGCTTTAGAGAGAGAGATAGACGCCACCACCCTCTTTTTAAAAAGTGATCGGTACAGGCAGCTATTTAAAAATACCATGATGCAGATAGTGCCTGTGATATCCAGAAGGGAAAGCCTACCCAATAAAGCGGTATATGATTTATTGGCCAGGGTATTAGCTCCTTGGCAGTACGATGTGATAGAGGATCCTAATGATCCCACTAAGCCCATGGTGATAATCCTGTCCGATTTCCAAGAGCAGCACCAAATGCTATTTGATTGGTTTTATGATCAGCTTAGAGGTAGCCAGGGCAGAAGGCCTGCCAATAGAATACCACTAAAAGATGGCTCTAATAGGCGTGATGATAAGATAGCTGATACCCGCATTGATAAAGGCATGGGAGATAAACCCAGACGCTTTATTTGGTGGTCTGATAATTTCCATTTCACCACCGATGCCAAAGGGGCAGTTACTAAAACCCCATTTGATGGTGGGGTAAATAGCCCGCAAGAATTAGCTAAGTCCGGGAAAAACCCCATTGAGATAATGCCTTTTGTCAATATCACAGGGGATCAGGACGGCTTTTTCTGGGCTGCTGGTGGTGAGGATGTAGTAGAGGGCAGCCTATTAATCAATAAGATATTGACTGATATCAACTATGTGACCTTTACCCAGGGCTTTGGCCAGTTGGTTATAGCGGGTAAAGATTTGCCCAAAAAGATAGTGGGTGGCCCCGATAGAGCCCTCACTTTTGATTTGAAGCCAGACGATCCTAACCCGCAGGTATTCTATGCGTCTAGTAATCCGCCTGTGGCTGAATGGCTGCAAACTGTAGTCAGCTATCTTGGTATGCTGCTTAGCACTAATGATCTGAGCCCCAGAAATATCAGCGCTA